ACACCATTGGGGGAATGTTATTTGATCTATATGTAACAACTTGTGTATATGGAACTTGCGTGGCATCAAAAATGGAAAAAGCAGAATAGTCTCCACCTCTACCTCTTGCAACATCTACTGTCAGGAAATATACACCATCTTTCTTGGGAAATCCATAAATTTTTAAATTCCCGTCCTCTGCAACTTTTCTTGGATTTTTATATGGCATATTTTTGAGTTTAGTTACATTAATTAGAGTGTTTGTACTTCCCAAAAATTCTGTATCAAATTCTTGTCGAAACTGTTCAGCGCTAGTATTCTTGATTGTTGTCTGTTTCCATTTTTCATCACGGCCAGGAACTTCACTCCAGTGTACTGAAATGGGATTGTATGTATTTCTGCCTTCTTCTGCGTCGACCCATAGCTTATAAAAGTGGTTCATACCCTGTGGAGTAGAAACAATAATAACTTTTGTAGATTGTCCAGATGAAATTGTAGGATATACTGAGTTAAAGAATTCTTCCGCCATCTCATTAGGAACAAATGCAAATTCGTCTAAGAACAAAATATTAAATGAACCACCACGAATTGCACTAGAAGATGTTGCGGCCGCCATAACCTTAGCGCCATTCTCTAATTCAATATTACCTTTGTTCCATGTGACAACGCCCTGCTGTAGCCACTTAGGTAGGTGCTCGTATGCCATCTGCAATCTACTCAGCAGTTCTCTAGCAGTTGCGAGTTTGTTTGCAAGCAATGCAACAGATACATCTTTGTTGAATAGGATATAATGTAAAAAGAATGCAATACATGTAATAGATTTGCCAGACTGTCTACCAATTTTACAGATGGTAAATCGATTGTCGGTAAAAGACTCGATCATCTTTTCTTGAAATGGATATAATTCAAAATTTACAAGTCCTAAATCAACATTAACGATCTTAACATATTTTTTAACAAAGTATACAGGGTCTTCCATGCACTTTACATATTCTTGTGCCTGCTCCTCAGTCCAGTCTATCTGTACCCCTGCAGCTTTTAGATTTGGGTTATTCAGATAAATGTCACTCATCAGATTTTTCTCTATTCTTTCCTTTGAGTTGTTCTAGTAAATCATTGGTACTACCAACTAAGATAGCATTATTCACAACCTTCTGGGGCTTTCCGCCATCTTTAGAGTTTTCAATCTTATTCATAGTCACTTGTAGTTCTATTAAATCTTTAGTTAAATCTGCTGTAGTTTTTAATAGTTGTCCTGTAACTTCATAAGCTCTAGGATGTTCACTTTCCTTGGCTAATAACAAAAGATTTTGAAGTGCTTCTTGTCCTTGGTTTACTAACTCTTTCAAAGTTTCTCTATGTTCAGTATAATCATCTACTAAATCTTGTTCTCTAATTTCCGAATGTTTTACTTCTTCTATATTAGTTTTTTGTTTTTGTATAATTTCTTTAGAGGTTTCTTCTATTTTATTTTCTATTTTCAAAAAATCACTCAATTTATCATTTAAACGCTCTTTCATTATTCATCTCCAAAATTTTCATCAAAAGTGTTGATGAAACTAAAATTGTCTGTTGCTAATGCATCAGAAGGATTTGTAGTAATTGTATTTTTTGTGAATTGCTGTGTTTCGACTTCTAAGTCTTTGACATTGGTTACAGCGGTTCTGATTAACTTCTGTTCTCGCGGCAGTCCATATAAATGTCCAGCCATATTAAATTGTAAAGTCCAAATTAATGCTCTTCTAGAGGTATAGTCTCCCTCATAATCATCTGAATAGTCAACCGACTCCAATGATAATGCGGTATCTCTAACCACTCCTAATTCATTTGCCTCTTTGATTGGTATCATAAAGGTTGGGGTGAAATATGGTAAAATTTGTTCTATAATCTGCATCGAATCGTCTGCGTTTTTAGTCATAATAGACAAACTAAATCCAATATCATATGGCACAGGATTGTATACTACATTCTTTTTATCCGTGTCTGTTGTATTTTGTTTATGCATTTTCTGAGTTTTGGGAAGCTTTCGATCTGCAGCATAATTAAACCCAGAAATTTCAAAACTCATTCTAGGTAAAACAATAGCAGGCTCGCCTGCCTTTGTAACTTTGTTAATTCTTGATAGATATTTTTCTGTAGGGCCATAAGCAACTGGCACTCTAATTACAGACAAAACATTATCGTTTGCATCTGTCTTTTTGATATCTATGTCATTAAACATAGAACCAAATGCAATTACATAATTTCTGATTGTGTTTCTGTAAAAATATGCATTTCCTAACATCAATAATCCTCACTGAATGGATTTGTTTTAGTGAAATCTATTACACCGTCAACTGTTGTTGGAGACAATGGAACTAGTCCACTATCTGGATCTGGAGCATTATCTATTGTTGGATCTTCAACTGCTGGAGATGATGTGGTAAAGTTATTATCAAGTTCTGTTATTCCAGTATTAACTGTTTCATGTGACCATGAGAATAATTCAGAGGTGATTTGATATACATGCATCTTTCCTAGCTGGAAGAATGGTACTTCATCTTCGACAAATTTTATTTCGAATACTTTATCAGTAATTGGAAAATAAAGCAAATCACCAACCAATGGGCGCTCTTTTCCTGTCACTGTGAGAAATCTTGATATAGATACCATCGTGACAACTTGATCTCTGACTTCTAAACCAAATTTAGAAAGCATATCTCCTTCACCTTCAAACCCATTCACACTTTCAATATGCATCTCTATAGTATGTGTTTCTGTGAATGAACTAAGATTGTCTTCGTTAAATATTGTGTCTTCACTTATAATTTCTCTAGGAACATATATAAAATCCTGACCATGCATCTGGATAGATTCTATTACAAGATTTCCGATCAAATCTTGTTCTGGAGCAAAATTTATAGTATTTATGTATGGATTAGTAGCCATCGATTATCCAATCATGATATCTACTGGAAGTTCATATGACAATGACATTTCTTCTTCTAATTTTTCGATTTCCGCATTTGCCTCATCTAAAATTCTACCACCATTAAATGTGATGCCGCCAGGCAATTCTACGCCCTCATATTTTGTTAAATTTTCACCCCACTGTTTTTTAACTAGGGCCGTTGCATATCTCTTCAACCATCTATCATTCCACACATCCGTATATGTGTCTGGATTTATGACTCTAGTGACTTCTATTATAATATTTTCTCCAACACTCAACGCCTCGCCCCAATCGATATCTAAGTGAAGTTTATTGACATGTCTATTATACCTAATCGGTACTCTGCCAGTAATTATTTCATTTACCATCTGCAAATGGTCTTGTGTCAATTGATAGGTGAGCATTTCCGCACTTTGTAAGTCATACACATCATTTAAAAATAATTGATATCTAATGTCGAACATATTACCAGAAGTATTATCTGCGTGAAAAAGTGGAATAACTTGTTTGATACCAATAATATTATTACTGATAGTTATATATTTGTTATCCATATCTGTTTGAGTTATTTCATGAGCCAAATATGTATCCTCAACCGCATCATAATGATAGTCTTGATAATACTCTAACGCATCATCAATTCTATCTTCAACTTGCTCGTCTGCTACATTAATTTGAATTACAGGAGAACCCAACTTTCTGAGACAATAAGCTTTGAAGTCGGTTCTAGATGTTACTGTGGCCATTAGTCATACCTCTTATTTTATATGACTATTTATAATTTAAAAAGTTAACCTTTCAGTGGTGCTGTTGGCGGTGTGAAGTTTGTAGTGTAACGAGTTAACCCTTCTGTGACACGAACATCTTGGATATAGCCCTCAAAGGCATAGTTGCCTGATGTCAAAAATGCTCCTATTATCCAATCTGATGATCCAGTATCTATATTAGAAGCAGAACTTAGTGTATCTTCTAATGTTCCATTTATATAAAACTTGTAAGTACTCGCACTAGAATCTCTTACTAAAGAAATATGACTCCAAGCATTCGTTGTGATAGAACCAAAATTTCCATTATAAGAATAAGAACTATTATTCCAAGACAATGCGGCTGCTATATTTCCACTTTGATGATAAAATTGTAAGCCAACACCCTTACTAAACGGCATCAAAAGATTTGTATCTTGAGCAGGATACATCCAAAACTCAATCGTATAGTCCTTAGAAAATATAGAATCATCGGCAGGAATACTTAAATGATTGCCAGCGGTTCCATCAGAATATATTGACTTAGTATCAGCAAACTTAACCTGAGTAGTTGAACCAGTGGCAGTACCAACCAGCTTTATGTTAGCGCCTTGAGATTTATCTATAATTGAAGCATCTGTACCTTTAATGTGCAATTCTGATCCTGATGAAGATAGTGGAGCAATTGGTGGAGTGAAGTTAGATGTTCTTGTGACAGAACCTTTGATTAAAGAAATATCAGATAAATGCCCTTTCATAAAAGTATTGTTATATGTTCCGGCTCGTCTACCAAAATCGAGTATTTCGCCATTTAAATTAGTTGAGGAATTTGATGTACCTACTTGCTGGCCATTAATATAAAAAACATGATTATTAGAAGCATCTCTTGCCCAACAAAAATGATACCAAATATTTGCATGATGCTCGAATGCGTATGCCAAAATATTAACATTGGCCTGTGCATTATATAAGTATACATTTGCTGAAGTTATAGCTAATTTATTGATGTTGTTCCCCGAACCATCATAATAATCAAATATAGTTGCCGGACTACTTAAAAAATCATCAAAACGATACCAAAATTCGAATGTGAAGGCAGAACTAGACCCCAATGAATAATTAGATGAAGTTGTTGTTAAATAATCTCCTGTACCATCAAAATACACAGAACCACCGTGATCGGCTGCATCGTATTCATTATAGTCGTAGGGTGAAAAGGGTTTTGTGGAAACATCGTTGTAAATAGTTGGCACTATAGAGTTTGCTCCGCCGTCAGCGATATACGGTTTGTGACACGTTAATAGGGTTGTTGAGTAGCCTGATCCAGAAACCGCAGTTAAAGTTTCTGTTGGGGGAGTAAAAGTAGTTTCAGTAGTATTGTAAAAAGCTGTGCCTTTTATAATACGAACATCTCTAATATAGCCCTCGAAGTATTCAGTGCCGCCTCTGTTTACTCCGACTTCGATGCCAGTGTTGGTAAAATTATCTGTCATAGAAATGGTGCCTAAACTGACCCCATCTAAAAATCCATAAAACGTTCCAGATGCTCTTTGATAAACTATATGATACCATTGGTGTAAATTTAAAACACCTGTAGCAAGCAGTCTGTTTGAACCATCTTTATGAAAAACTATGTTATTCGTAGCGTTTGCCGCTATTTGATAGCCGGGAGTAGTGCCGTGTCCAAATATAGTATGGTTTTGCTGCAAATCAGCCGTTAAATAAAACCAACACTCTAATATAAAATCGCCTGTTCCCTCGGCTAAAGAACTATCAACGAAAAGAATATGATCTCCACTACCATCAAAGTAAGTGCTATAACCCCCACTACGATAAGGGCTAAACGTACCAGCGTGAGCATCACCATTTACTGTGATGCTATGGCTATTAGATGAGCTATCAGTAATGTTATTATTGTCAGATGTGTCTACTGCTGTTGCTAATAGAGTTGTGTATTTGCTATTTGTAACTATAACAATAAATTCTAGAGTTAAGTTTGTAGTCGTACTTACTGCACCATTAACACCGTCAGTTGCATTTATGGTTAATGAAAATGTACCAACGTCTGATACTGTAGTGCTAGGTGTAATGGTAAATACATTATCCGACTGACTTATTGTAGCGATACTACCAAGTCCACTTGCAGAATAACTCCATGTCAAAGGGAAACCTTCTGGATCTGTAGACACGGCTGTAATAGTAGTTGCAGTACCGTCTATAGCAAGTTGATATGTTCCATTAACTCCAGTGATTGCACTAGGAGCATCATTCTGTACAGTGGCCACTTTATACCAACCAGAACCAGAATAGATATAAAGATTGTTGTTTCCTGTAACAAACGCCTGATCTCCATTAGACATTCCAGTTGCAGCAATTAATGCTGTCATATCTGCATATACAGTTGTAGATGCAGCTGCGGGAGTAAGAGTTGGGCCCACAGCACTATTGGAATTCCACACACCAACAGTTGCGTCATATGTATAAATGATTGTTCCAATTTGGACTGTTTGTCCATTGGCCGGATTATCTGGTAATGATATAGGCATATGTTACGAGCTCCATGTTTGAATTGGACCACTAGATGATGATTCTGATCCACCACCATCATCCCCACCTTCACCACCACTATTTCCAGAACCAATTCTTGGGTCATTCTGCGGTGTAATAGTTTCGAAGTAACCATGTCCATCTCTTTCAAAATACCCCAAAGGCGTTTGATTAGATGTAAATATTACTAGTTGAACGGCATTACAGAAACTTGGTGATAGTGAGGCTTTATCGGCTTCTGTACCTATATATCTAGATGATATAGGGATTTCTAAAGGTGCTTTGGTTGTTGGATTGATAGTAATACCAGTACTATTTTTAGGAGTTACAATACTACCATTACTATCACTTGCTGGGTTTTCGATTGATATTTTTTTATTGGTCAAAGTTTTTTCAATTGTAGTATCAGTATTATCAACAATTTTTAATTCTGTATTATTTATCCCACCATATGAACTATTAAATAGAGTTGATGACTTTGATGATGTAATTTTTGTATTACTAATTTTGGAAATTAATGTAATATCTCCAGTGGATTGATAATCTAATATGGGGG